CCTTTGGAAGAGTTCTATCCAATCCGGAATTCCGGGTATGGGTCTTCTACAGTATGGTGCAAATTGGGTTTCACGTCAATGCTAGAAACGCCGGATAGGTGGCAAGGCAAGCCACTTCATCTCCGGGTCCGCGATTCCTTCGCGAACAAGATCTGCGCACTCACTGTTACCGGGCAAGCCATTCCGCTCGGCCAGTGAGAATTGGAACTTTCGATAGGGAAGTTTCACCCAAAGAGGGTTGCGCACCCCGCGCTGCTCGACTATTGAGCAACGGTGGCCAGCAGAGCTCGCTTCACTGCCTCAACCTGTCGCTGGATACTTTTCTGCTGTTCAAGCAGCTGTTCCAGCGATGAGGGAGAAGGCGCAGCCTCTTGGACTGCTGAAGAAGACAGGGCTGGTGCGGCTGCAGCAAGAGGCTGCGCCGCTGTCAGAGTGGGATCCGTTTTCGGACCACTCAGACCAGAGAGAAAGTCACCGAACTCCTGTGTACGCGACTTCCGCGGAACGGTTGACTCAAGAACCTTCCGGATGCCGAGCAGGGTGTTATTAATCACCTGCTCACGTTTCTTTGCATCCTGCTGGAAGGTCAAGTGTCGCTCCGCACGATGAACCAGACCGGTACCGCCAGAGGCAGGGCGCTGGTCGCAACAATCGATGATCGCCTCAACGTAGACAAGTCCAACCTTTGTAGAAGTTGGGACATTGTTGTCCGAAAAGAGGATGACAGTGCCGACCTCATTGAAGCGAGTGTCGACGCCGCCGGCGGCGGTCGAGTCGTTGTAATACCAAACCTCAGCGGAACGTGCCAGATCTTTGGGGTCCACTTCGAGACAAAAGTCCTCGTAGCAGGCACCGATCTCAACGTTCTTGTACGCCGAGGCGAGCGCGGTCGTGGTTGGGTTCGAAGTCGCGGCATCGGGACACCACAGCAGTCCGATCTCTGCCTGGGAAGAGGTGGGAGCAAAGTGATCGTAGTGAAAGCGAAGAGCTCTCACTTTGAAACGATCAAAGTTCTCAAACTCATTCCAGGTATTCGGAAAGAGGGTGGTCGATGTGGCCAGGATTCCCGTGTTCAGCGCGATGTTGAAAGTCGACCCTGCCGAAGCAGTGGAGATCGGCTGAATCAAGTCGTGGACATGGAACCGAGTCGAACCATCGGGATTCGTGCTCCGGGTCGTCCCAACTGAGGCAGGACGCCGCGGAAATGCGACTGGAGCCGACTGTGTCGTTACGATCGACCCACCAGCCCGAGTGACACCGTTCACAGCTTTCGGCTGGAGTTTGGTCTTTCCTCGGTTGGCAGGGGTCCGTTGCTCGACAGTCTTCATCTTGCGGGAGTTGAACCCGGTTAAGTCGTGAATGACTTCGCGTCCGATCTGCGACGCGATCACGCCACCGGGTCCGAAGAACCCGCCAAGGACGGGAGCTCCGATGTCCAGTGCTTTCGATCTCTTGGACGCCTTTTGGGGCGCCTTTCCGTTCTTCGACATTGTTATCCGTTTTGAAAAGTTGTGGTATTGGGTACCCGACAACAAACGGGGACTGTTCATCCCATCAAAGGCCCGTAGGCTCTACAACCGTGCAGTCTCTCGACCATGTCTGACCTCAAAAAGATGTTGTCAGTTGGTAACGTAAATGTTTATAACACACCCAAGGGGTAGTAAACGTTTTGGTTGTTTAATGATGGAACCCAATGCCGAAGCGAGCAGCGTCTGACGCGCTCACTCCTGAACGACGTCCATCACCGGTTGGTGCGCTTCATGCAAGCACATCAGTTCAATCCCGGTGATCTCGAGGACGACCTCTTGACGCTTGGTCAATGTTCGAGGAGAAATTTCCTCCAAATCTCTGCAAATGCTCAATGACTGACCCTCGGTGCTGAGAATCCAGTTCACGAAGAGTGAGGACGTGCTCTTCATCCGCCGGTACGCTGCGTAACCAGTTTTTTCGTTCTGCCGCTTAAGCTGAACAAGAGGACCATCCTCAAGTTCCACCCGGGGTTTAGCCCAAGGGAAACAAAAAGTTGGAACGTTCTGAACCTCCTGTCCTGTCAGCGGATATGTCGGAGAGCCGACTAACCCGACAGACTTCAGCCGTTCTGCTGAAGCTTTAGCGACTATTCTATCAATACTGGTAACGCGCGTTTTCCAACCGATCGGGGGAACAACGCCCATGCCACCCAGACCCCTCGAAACAAAAAGGTTACGACTGAAAATTCCTACCCGCCTTCCGGCGAATAAAGGTTCCTCAGACGATATCACCGATCGGCACTCCTTACTGATATCATGCTTTCGCTCTCGCAAAATCACACGCATCAGCTCGACCTGCCGACCCGGCAAAGACCCTTCTAGGATCGTTGGTATATTACAATGAACCGGATTTAAGGGATCCTGAGAAATGTGAGCCCGCGCCAATGAAGTTGGACGGGAATCTGTCGGAATGTAACGTCGATCAGACTTCTCAGTTTCGACCCCCCCCAGCACCTTGTGCTGGCCAACGATAAGCCCGGTATTCAGAAACGGGATCGCCCATGGCGTAGAGTCTTCGCGACTCAAATCGCACGAAATACTTGTCGAGTTGATGTTCGCATAATCACGATGGTGATATGCCTTCCCAACCGACATCTCAAGACCGACTGCCGAGGCCACTTCAACGTGACCCTCCCAAAACGACTCACTAGAGACATAAAGCCCATCATCACCGTTGATCAAAAAGCGTCGAAGACGCTGATCAACAGTGAGGTCAGAGAAAGTCTGCTCACGTGAGAGGTTCAGGAGGCAAACTCCGAGGTTCGCAAGGCAAAGGATCGGAAAGGAGAGCACCGAACCCATCAGTTGTCCATTTTTCTGGATCCCGCGACGATGCCAAACGGGTCGTTCGGTTGAGTCAGGGTACCACAGCATGTGTGGACCAAGAACTCGCATAGCCTGATCATAGAAAGGCTTCGGGAGACCTCCGATAAGAAACCGGAAAATCTTCGACGAATACT